ACATATTATCCTCCTTATATCTCTTTATATAATAATTATATCACTTTTTAACATTTTGTGTCAATAGAAAAAAGTTCAGAAAGACTAATTTCTTTCAATAGTCATTCTGAACTCTTGGTATGCTAAATCAGATAGTTCTTGTTTACTCATAGTGCTTTTATAAGTAACGTCACCGTCTGCTAAAGTATCTTGTAATTCTTTTATGCTACATTTGTCGAAATAGTCTTTCAACACTTTATTATATTCGGTTACTAATGTAGCGATAGTTTGCTTATTTCTTACAGCGTCGCCAGCTAACTTAACATATTCAGTTTGCCAAGTAGTAGGCACAGCTACAAGTTTATCTTTTCTTAGTAGGGCTGATATTAGCCAGTTCTTAAACTTTTGCATTTTTCCTCCTAGAAAGCATAGTCCCATATTGTTTGGGCGGTATGCTCTGTTAATTCGTAATCTTTAACTATAAATTGTAGTCTACCTACATTATATGCTTTATCTATATCAAATTCGCCAACAACATTTAGATTATATTTTTCTCCTTGTTCTAACTTAGATGTTAATTCAGGGGCGTTAAATAAAACCATATCATATTGTCCACAATTTATTTTTAGATGTTGACCATCTGTACCCATTAATTCATAATTATCAGTTGGTATATCGGTTAATATAGCCAATGGTTTATCTACACCATGAGACCATATACCGTCAGCAGCAAATATCTCGGCAATTTTTAATTGAACCTCTTTATAATTTGCTACCATATCTACCATATATAAATTAGTATTAAAGTCTATTTCATCTAACACTGAGTCAAGGTGCATTTTGAATGAAGGGAACGACTCTCTATCTATTCCAATACCGAAAGCGAATGCGTGACCTTCTGCCATTTCTACTCCAGTTAAACCTTTGATTGCCTCTTTTAGATTTTCTAACCCTTCGGCAGGTTTGCCTCTTACACTTCCTCTATATTGGTCTACACCTTTGTTGTCAGTGTATTTGCGTAAAAGGATAACTGGTTTGTTAGTTTCACTTAATAATTTATTTGCTATAAGTCCTGATAATTCAAAAGTTAAATCTTGGTCTTCGTCAATAAATACTATTGAATTATGCTCGTCATCTTGTAGTTCGTTTTCAATAATCTTAATACTTTTATTTATAGCTGTGGTTTGTCTCTTTTTAGCATTTTCACAAAGTCGAATTGCTTCCTCATACATAGGAACCTCTTCGTCTTCGCAACCCCTTTTACTACTGAATGTTAAATTGTTAGGGGTTACCAATGCTTTAAAGATTATGTGCTTTTGAGCTTGTGTCCCTAATCTAATAATAGAGTTAATATTAGGGCCTATAACCCAGCCTATATCTTTAATTGATGGTTGAGGATTTTCCATATTATAATGTGCCTTTTTAATCAATTCCATAAGGAACGGATGTTCAGCTATATATCCTATACCCTCATCTATAATTCTCTTATTTTCTAGGGCGGATACATCCATAACATCTGCTACTATTCCACAAGCAGCTAAGGCATATAATTTTTTGCTAATAGGAACTCCATAAGTCTGTGAATATGCTTGGACAAACTTTAATGCGACTCCTGCTCCTGATAGTGCTGGATTTGGGTAATCTAATTGACTACTTACTATCGCTATATTATTTTCATATTCACCATAGTCAAAATCATTATCGATTTCGTGGTGGTCTAGTATAATAATTTTAGTTCCATTCTCTAATAACTTTAAGTGTTCTTCTTTTTGAGAACTACCCGCATCAGGCACAATTATTAAATCTGTGCTATCAGGGATATCCCTTAAATCAATTCCATGCTCTTTGCCTGGATGTAAAACATAGTTTATATCCTGACCATGACTTATTTGATTTAATAAAGTTAAAACAATAGCTCCACTCGTATAACCATCTAGGTCGCTATCTACTACGACCAATATACTCGACTCTGGATTTTTTAACACCAAGTGTAAAATATCCACCGCTTTCTTCATATTTGTAAACCTAAATGGAGTATACTCATATTCCTCTTTAGGATATAATCATTCAACAGGGTTTTCGATACCTCTGTCATACAATAAATCATTTAAAGCGAGTTCCGGAGTCTCGTTGTTATAATTCTTCGTTCGTAACTGGTATTTCACCGGTGTCCTCCTTATTGCTTACTTCTCGTGGGAACTCAGTTATATTCTTTCTTTCTCTATAGAGCTTTGAATATACTTGACGCCCTCTATCAATAGGGGCATCTTTGTTTCCCAGCAAATCTCCATCTCAATCATACATTATTTCTACATCAAAACCCATATCTAATACTTTATAACCTTCATTTATCATTTTATTTAAACCATACTCTTTATTGCCATCATCGTCCCAATCATTGTCTAACGCTAAGACAATTTTTGTTACTCCTGCTTTCTTTAATATATCCCCGTGATATTCACTAAAAGAACTCCCACCGATAGCTATAGATTTGTTTTGAGTGAAATATGACCCGTGCTTTAACACAGACTTTTCTGCCTCATATACTATAACCTCTTTTGCTTTTTTAATTACTTGCCTATTTTGATAGAATCCATAGGCCACCATCATCTTAGGATAATTATACAGCTCCTTATTATGCCACAATGGCATATACTTTCTATGTTCTTCTAAGTCCTTTTGATTAAAGTTTCTAACTTTTATTCCGACCAATCTTCCTAGATGGTCAAGGACTGGAAATACTATTCTATTTCGAACCATATCAAATCTAACTCCGAACTCTTTTAATACATCATAATCTATGCCTTCTTCTAACCATGGAGCCAAATATTTGGGTTGTTGAGTAAAACACTCCAAAACGTGTGGATTATAAACTGTTAATTGGTCAGGCCAATCTTCAGTTATCTTCTTAACCTTATGTTCAGCAGGGGGTTCTATAACTGCAAACCCATGTTTCATTCTATCCTCAACAACGGAGTCTAAAATAACATATGCTTGAGACCAAGTTATCTTTGTACCTCTTGCTTTATAAGTATTAATTATCATATCATAAACGCTCATTGCCTTACAATTTGTATAGCAATAGAACCTTTTACTTGACTCATAGTAATACAGCTTATGAGATGGGTTAGAAACTAATTCATTATGGCAAATAGTGGGGAAGATTAAACAATCATTCCCATATCTTACCATTGTTTCAGGGATACCCAATTTCTCCATTAATCGCAGTATGTCCGAAGAATTTAGTTTAGAAATTAAAATATCTCCTGCGTGCATATTATTCTTCTTCTACCCTTATTTCCTCACCGAAGTTTTCGTAAGGGTCCTTTCTATTTTCTGTAACCACAAACCCTCCAATCTTACCAGCCTGTTTAATTTGAACTCTCGTGCTGTTAAAATCTATTGGTTCATTTTTTCGGTCTGTTACAAAACAATCTATGGTTCTACAAGTACCCAGGTCTATGTTTCTCCATATACGGATACCTGTCCATTTTCCACGACGGTTTTTATATATATCAGTTATAAAGTTTGGTTCTAATGTTCCTAACTTTAATGCTAATGCTTGACCTAATTCTTGTTCAGCATTATTTAATGGTAAAGTGATAGCACCAATGTCTGCTTTATCTGCTATCGCTTTAGAACCTCTTATTAAGTTCTGGTTCTTTACCTCTTTATCTTCATAATCTCCATTCAATTGTGTAGCTGTAGATATATGAACATTAAGTTCATTCGCCAAGTTCTTTAATGTATCCGATACTAACATCAAGATTACATCATCACGAGTGTTCTTATCTCTACCCTCAGTTAAACCTGAAGTTATGTGGATATAATCATAGAACACATATTCTACATCCTCTTGCAAAACATGCTTCTTAATAGTTGTTTGAATTGTAGCTAAACTTGGGTTTGGTAGAAACTCGATAATTATATTATCATATTGTTGGATATATTGTATAGCCAATTCTACTCTTTCTCTTTCTTCTTGTGTATACTTGTTATTAAGTATCTTATCCTCATTAACTCCCGAGATATACGCTATAATCAAAGTTTGTACTTCTGCATGCTCTAACTCAGTTGTGATATATAGCACTTTATTTTCTATACCAGTGTTCTCCCAAGTTTCAGTTTCTATATTATAAAACATAGGGATAGCCAAGTGTGCAGCATTTCCTGCCATACGTCTCGATTTACCAGTTCCTGATGAACCTGAATCGATGTATAACTTTTTAAGACGTGCACCTCTGGTTACTGTGTTATATATTTCTCCTTCTAAAGGAAGACCAACTTCTGGTACCGTTTGTAATTCTTTATACAGCTCTTCTATACCATCTGCCACATGAATACAACTTTTCTCTATTAAGTTTTGATATTTGTTTTGTAAGTTATTTATCTTTGCTTCATAATGCTTAAATATATCATCTATATCTAACGCATTAAACTTTGCCATTTGTTTTTCAAAATCTTCGGGAGACAAGTTCTTATCATACAAATCAGATACATCTATACCTAATTTGGTGAAGTCTCTCAATAGACTTTGTTTTTTCATAAGAGAATAATTATAATCAAAGTTTGTTGGGTTCTCATCTGAACATATTTGATACAATACGTCCATACCTCCATCGGAAATAAACTTCTCATACATACCTTGTTGTTCTCTGAAATATGCGACTATATCATTTATATCTATATGGTTATTACCTAATACATACAAGTTGTATAAAGCAGTATAAATTGCTTGATATTTCTTCTCAACAAAGTCTTCCAACCTTAGGGGGTATTCATTTGATATGATTAAATCGTTATCTAAATATAGCCCTGACAAAACTTTTTCTATTGCATGAGAATTATACACGGTAATCCTCCTTTCTTATTCTTCATAAGTAAAATCTAATAATTTTTTTGTAGGCTTATGATGAACTATTGTTACGATGTCTTCCGTTTGCTCAACA